TACCACCCTGTACGTATCATTCGTTGTGTCTGTCGTAACAACGGAACTCATTCCTGCAACACGGGCTTCTACTCTCGGGGTCTGCAGTCCCGTGTTACTATCCGCCGGAGCAGCAGTCCCGGTCCCCCAGTGCAAGTATTTAGGCTCTGCGCCTTCACCCTTTACTCTTTTTGCAGTAATTTCCCTACCTTTAGCAACCATTAAAGCTGGCATACTATCTCCTCCTTCTCAATAATCTTGAAATCTTCCACGTTAAAACCTTATACCACGGACCCTCATAGCAGATCTTCCCCATGTCTATCACCTTGCCACCCCTCTTGATCACCTTCACACTTACCGTGACTTCCGGCTTAGGCGACTTAGCTACAAGCCTCAAAACAATCACTCCTCTATCTCTTCATAATATCGGATGGCAAACCCGTTTATCGTATTCAAGCCCTCATTTTTCAACTCAACTACAGGAAAAGAATCCAAATTTCCGTTTGAAGTAATGCTTATAGCATCAGGCGATTCTTCTATAATTTTCTCTTCTTCATTTAATCTGCTATAAATATACGGATCGCTACACTTAAACGGTATGGTAAACTCAAACCATGTTGCATATTGAGTTATATCTATAGTGCCAGAATACTTCACAAAGTACTGCTTTTCAGGTTCATCAGCAAAAACAAGCGTTTTCGTTCCTTTCGTCGGAACAAGAAATCTAGCTATTTCCCGTTTTTTCTTTTCCATTTCTTCAGGACTAAATTCAGAATCTATTGCAACCCTCAATTCCAGCAACCTTGGAAGTAGCTTACTGCCAAAAAAAATATCTCCGTGCCTGCCGGGGACATTCTCTATTAAATCCTTTGTTCGCGGCAACAAATCAACCCTGCTGTCTCGCAAGACAACGAGCCCGAGCGGTTCAAGTATTCTGTTTTCGTTCACATAGAGATCGACACCTTCAGGCAAAGGCACATACAACCCCTCCCGCGTCAAATTATATTTGTTATCTGTCTCTTGAGTTCTCTGAAAGTTATTTCTAAATCAACCTCATCGCCGATATTCTGTTCTTCGACATTAAACAACGGCGCATAGAAATTAACCATGCGGTTTCTTTCAATAATGCTGGATTGCAACGGTCTTTCCACAAGAACATTTATAAGTCTTTCCAATTGTAACGACAAATTAGGCGGAAAAATCAATTCTCCGCGCTTCAACATTGCCAAACCAGAATTTAAAGTTAATGCTCCGGTATGGGCGGTCTTAGCCAGCCTGATTATATTACCAATCCAATCAACGGTATAACCCAATGCCTCGCCGACTTCTCTCACGCCCACCCAAGCTGTGCCACGTGCAAGATCGTCTGCATATTTAGGCGCTCCTACAAAAGGCTCAAACTCTTTGCCGTCGATAATAACTTTTCTTCTGCTGGAGTCCCACCATACGGACTCACTCAAGGCATCTGCCAATCTCCTAGCCTGCATATAGGCTCTACCGGCAACTACATCAAAATCAGTATCATGTATTGTTACAACCTTCAATTTGGTCTCTACTGTAGCGGGAGGGGCAATTTCCGATGGCGAGGTAGTTACAGTATCGGCATATCCTGGAATTGAAGATATAATTCCGCTCGCACGCGATACTAAACCCGCCAGATAATCGCCAAAAACTTGTTCTGGCAAACCAGTTCTGAAACCCTCAAGCCAAAGTTCACCTTTACGCCTGGCATCCTCAAAGAAATCGCTGTCATAAGCAGAAGCAACAGCAAGTAGTGATACAATATGATCATCAAAATCTGCCTGCATCTGCAAATATGCCTTTTCCCATTCCTCGCGCTGTTGCCTTGCGCTTTCCCGAATATCCTCAATCTGTTTATTCAAAGCATCTCTCCTGTCCTGTCTTTCCCACTCAGCCTGTTGCAGTTCCCAACGCCTCTGTTCCTCCGCCATCTGTCTTTCTATGTCAACTATGGCTCTCTGATGCTCAATGCCTGTTCTAAGTTCATGATACCTTAACTCTTCCATAAGATCGGTCATTTTCTGTTCGTGTTGCCTGCGAGCCTCTTCACGATCTTCTAATTTTTCCTCTTCGCTTAAAGCATCTAACTGCTGTTGTATTAATGCTATTGCTTCCTCTGTTTCTTTCTCAAGAAGGCTAATACGGTTTTGGTACGCTTCCTCCGCCTCACGCTGTATAGTTCTAAACATATCTTTGTATATATCAGCAAGCCTGCTCGTTCTATCCCTCTCTTGCTCTAGCGTTAAATTGCCAAATTTATTATAAAGATTTAATGTTGTCTGTAATAATTGCTCCGTTGTAAAAACTCCCAATTTTGCAAAGTAATCAAGGGTCTGGATAGATTCTTTATAGGCATCTTCTAATGCCTTCGCAGACCGTTCTACTTGATAATTTGTATTTTCCAGTTTATGAAGTTCTAATTTATAGTTTTCAGTTTCTAACCTAAGACTGTTTATCGCCATTGTAGCTTCCACAAGAGTTTCGTTATAGCGCCTCTGCATACCTTCCGAGCCATCAAGAGCATCTTTTGCTTCCTGTATTCTCTGCTCCCACTCACGAATTCTGTTAGCATTTTCGATTATCTTCTCGCTATACAGTTCCATCAAACGAATACGCAGGCGGTCTGCAAAAGCGGCTTCTTCTACGGTATGTCCTTCCCTTGTCAATTGCTTTATTCTTTGCTCAATATAATCTATCTCTGAAGCTCTCAAAGAACGAATACGCTCGAGACTGGAAATACCTATCTCCTGCGCCTTGGCAAGATTAAGCAACTCTATTTCTAGTCTATTAATGGCATCTTTTGTACTTTCTATTTGAGACTCCAGAGCTTTATAAGCCTGTTGGCCCTCTTCTGTAGAAGTATTTACTGTCCTTTTACGTTGCTCAAGCTTTTCCAAAGCGGCGCGCAATAAGTCAGCCTCTTTATTAACGCCTTCCTGTTTTTCTTTTAATAATCCAAGTAACCTTATCTCTTCCTGCAACGCCTGCCTTCTTTCCCATTCAGTAGCGCCTTCACGAGTATAATAGTCTATTCTTGCACGGGTCAAATCAATCTGACGTTGTGTTTCAGCGTTAATCATACCTTGCACTTCTGAAGCCCGCAAAGCGGTTTCGATAAACTGCCTAATAATATCAATAAGTTTTTTAGTAGTATCACCAAGCTTGTCAGTATTGCCACCAAAAGAACCTGTGGTAGTAATAAGATCCGCCAATTGCTTATCAAGCGATTCTAGTTGCTTAATTGATTCATCTATAATTTTAGCCTCTTTTTTTATTTCTTCTTGTATAGCAGCTCTTCTTTTTTCCAAAGTCTCCTTAAACTCAATATCTTCAGCCCCCGGCACTGATATACCCAAAGTCGCTTTAATATAATCCCAATATGACATACTACGAGGTGCTAATACGGCCAATCCTGTCCAGGGATCAACCATTGTTTTCGTCTCAACTTCCATCTTTGTTCTAATAGCCTGTAATTCTGCTAAAAGTATCGCTATTCTTTTTCGAGCCTCTTCTCTTTTCTCTTCAGTTTCTTTTCGTGCGTTCTCAAGTGATGTTCTGAGTGCCTCTCGTTCTTTGTTTTCTTTTTCTTTGATAGCTTCTATTTCTTTATTTATCGCCTCAACGCTCCAATTGGAGGCCTTAATCCTTGCTGCCGCCTCTTCACCAACGAGATTAATAATAACCTTTCTAGCGCTTTCCTCCTGTTTCATATACCGTTCGCGCTCTTCTGCCGTAACGGACTCTTTTTCTATTGCCTCAAGTAAAAGTTCACGCTTCTTAGCCAGTTCCTCAACTGTTCTTGCCGTATCTTTATATTTTTCTATATTGCTTTCGATATTTTTTATTTCTTCTTCTTGTCGTTTAACCATTTCTTCGTAAATAGTAAGACTTTTTTCTTTTTCTTTATTAAGCAGTTCTTGCTCTTCTCTCGCCTTTCTTAGTGCTTCCTCGTTTAAAATAAGCAAATGATTCTCCTCGTCGTAACCTTCAATAAGACTGGGATACCTTTCTGCTATACTACTTACAATGCTTCGCTTTTGTTCTAATGCACGGTTGTATTCCGCAGTATCCTCTATTGTTCTATCCATAATACCGTCAAGACGGTCCAGTTCTTCACTCACAGCAGCAAGCGTTTCCCTATAAACTTTCTCTTCATCCCTAATCTTTTTCAAATGAAGAAGATAAGTTGCTATTCCTGCTATAATCAAACTGATACCCAAAGTCATAACCGTAACTTTAATCTTCCAAGCAGCCGCCGCTGCCGCTGCCGCCGCCGCTTCAACTTTTGCCGCCTCAGCCGCCGCCATTGACGCGGCAGCCTTTGCGCCCGTAGCGGCCGCCGCCTTCGTTGCCGCAATAGCATAGGCCGCTTGTGCTTTCGCTGCTTCTGCGGTTAAAACACTTAATTTAGTTGTGTAAAGTCCACTCATCTTCAAAAGTGCGACAAAACCACTTTTAACTACGTTTAATGCTATAAAAATAGTAATAAGAGACTGTAAAGCGCTACCCATCCCATTAAACGCTTCAATACCCTTCCTGGTTAAATCTACCATTATTTTCAAAAGATCCATTAAATATATATCACCAAGAGTAACGGCCAGTTGCTCTATGGCGACTTGAAGTTGCTGATAGCGTTTTTCCAATGTCTCCATAGTCATTATATTCTGCCTCATGGAGTAACCTTCAACATCGTGCATGTTATTAACAACTTCCTGCACCTGTGCAAAATTACGTAAAAGGGCTATAAAGAAAGAACGCCGCCTTACACCGGCGGCCGCGGTTTCAATATCAATCTTCTGTAAATCCGTCCATTCTTGTTGCAAACCAACCAATTCTGCCATTTCCTCAGATAGAAAACCAGTCTGTTCCGCTATTTCCAGCAATTGTTCTGGCATATCTTCTACATTATCGCTCCATTTAGCCGCAATATCGGCAAGGATTTCCATAGCGGGACGCAATTTCGTCTGCGCCGCATCGGCAAATACCTCAATCCCCGACTCCATGAGTTTATTAATAGTCATCTGTCTCATTATAAAAGACAAAATCGTATTAACAGCGTTACCAACTTCTCTACCCGTTCTACCAGTAGCAACCCTAGTGGCGGTAATTATCCCGATAGTTTCCTCAAATGTCAACCCTACAGCTCTGGCGGCACCGGAACATCTCACAAGTGCATCAATAAGATCTCCCGTGGTAACGGCAAAATTATCAGAAGTAATATTGAGCTTATGTACAACCGTTTCCAGCTCTTTCGCCGTGAACCCCCATTGAGACATAATGGCGATCATACCCTGGCTCGCCATCTGAACGTCCATCTCCGCCACGTTCAGAGCAAGCAATCCCACTCTTGTCTGCTCAAGAGTATCCTGCATGTCATAGCCAGCCTGAGTCCATCTAATAGCAATATCGGAAACAGTTTCCCAGGTATAACCGTACTGCATCCCAAGGTTTTGCAGCTCGTCTCTCATTAATTGCAGATTAAACGTAACGTCATCGGTAGTCCTGGCTATAACAACCATATCCATCTCAATCTGCCGGAAGGTGTTAATCGCCTGCCGCAATTGACGAATAAGACCATAAAATCCAGCGCCTGCTAAAAACCAAGAGACACGGCGCTCCCATTGCGAGGCCAACACATTATATGCTTCAGCAGTTTGGCGTACAGTCCGCACATGTTCTCTTGTTACCACATCTACAGTTTTAGTTGATGCTGCCACCTTTTCTGCCTTCGAGCTGAGATCGACCAGTACTTTCCCATGACGATCAAGAATAACCTGTCCGCTCTGCATTGGTTGATGAAAACCAACACTAATACCCTTACCAATATCCGCGGCAGTTATTCTTAAATTACGGAGCTGATTATCAAGCATTTGCGTATATTCCGCTAACAGCTTGGTTTGCTGAATAGCAGGGCTGTAATCAACTGTAAATCTAGAAATTACTTCAGGGATGCCGCCACCGTCTGCCATTAAATCACCTACTTTCCTAAACCCTGAAAACTGTTGCAAAAAGCAGCAAGCTCCGACAACTTCGGAGCTTTACCCTTTTTGCCAGCACCACTCGGAGTTTCACTTGGAGCCATGCTGAAACCCCAACTTACACCCATCTTTAATTCAATATGTTTACCTAATCTACTTAAAACAGCTTCAATAAATGGTATCGTTAAATCCGGGAACTCGGATGGTTGCGTGGAGCAGTGGGCCATCAATGTAGTAAAAGCCTCTGCCCAATCAGGCTCCTTCGCTTCATCTTCGGCAGAGGCAACCTTCAGCCCGATAAATCTATAATTTTTTGGACACAAAGCCTCAAATCGGAAAGATCCCAGTCATCATCAATAGCCTTTTGCAACGTCATCGGTTCATTATTCGCATCAAAAACCTGTCGGGAAAGCCATTTTTCTAGCTTGCTTCTTGCTTCTTCGTTTATCATACTGTATAACTGCGGGCCGACGTTAACCGCATCTTTCTGGAATTCATCTATATCTTTAAGTTTTAATGGCTTAACTTTATACCTCTTCTCTCCAACAGAAAAAAAATCGCCACCCCCGAGCATCGTGGCAAGTGAAACAATTTCAGATGTCGAGAGTGGCTGCTCAGCCTCCCTTTTTTTAGCCATCAACAATACCTCCCGTTAGCTTCTCAAAGCGTATTTCCAGTAAACAGGGTTATAGCCGGGCCTCGGCTTCAATACACCAAGAGTGAATGACCAGCTTTGCGGCTCCCTTTGTTGCGTCGGCTGGTTAATATCGCCGGTAGCCTTGCACTTATCCACAATAATATTGGCATCGTAAACATTAATTTCTTCCTCATCTGTTACTTCGGTAGATATAATAGCCTGCACAACCGGCCTCGCACCAACTACAGGAAGCCCAAGTTTAATCGCTTCGTCAGCCACCCACTCGTAAGTGATAAACACATTTTTGCCAGCGTCTGCGCTGTTAAATGTTGCTACGTCGTTAGAAACCGCAAACTGCCCTTTAGCTGGACTATTGGAAACTTTTACAAATGGCGAGGCGTCAGCATCAACTAAAACTATAGCACCAGTAGCTTTAGGAGTATGTTGTAGTGACACTGAATACGGAGAGCTGGTAGGAATTGACAATTCTTCTTCAACCGACCATAAATCGCTATCAGCTAACTCTTCTACGGCGGAACCCATCAATGCCGCATATAACGCCGGTTGAAAACTGGACATAGTTACAACTATTTGCCCCGACTTGCCAGTGTCATAAACCCCCATCGGAAAATCCGCATTCCCGTCAGCAAGTTCAGTGGTAGCTATATTTACATTAGCCGCAATGCTTTGCACAGTACCATTACACAACACCATCTTGTCAGGAGTATAGCTTATGGTGCCATCAGGATTATACTTAGCTAGCGCGATCTTACCCGCTTTCGGATAAATTATTGCCTTCAACCTTTATCACTCCTTTTTTTAAATAGTTGCATAATAATTAAATCTACTACCCACACAAACAAAACCTGGCATTGTAGCCAGGTCCCCCAACATACCATCAAAATAATATGTCCTGCCATTTACCCGATATTTATGGAGCAATCTCTTAACACGCCCCATTATCCTATAAGCAAGATGCTCTTTTTGTACTGGCGCATGAACGTCAACCTGTAAAACCACGTTTTCAACTATTTCATTGCGTGTCGGTCTTGAAGGTCTGTAATAAATGTTGATACGCATTGCATTGCCCGTCAAATCGTCCCACTCGTTACGCTGCATTATCCTCTGTGTTATCTCTTCAAGCGGCGCTTCTTGCAACCCCATTGTCTCCAGGATAATAGGATCTTCCAACACCTTAATATAAACTTGCTGTATATCTTTCTCCGGATCAAAACAATAGTACCAACCCCCTTTTTTTATATTATAGTGGCCTTTTTCTGTACCACGCGGCCCACTTTGCGTGATGCCATTAATCTTTTGTTACAACAAAAAACTTACCCCACGGGAAAGTAGCCAATGTTTCCTGCAATATTTTTACTGCCTCACCATTCTGCATCCACCTTGCGGCAGTTCTAAGCGCTTTCGTAGGAGGCGTAGCCAAAAATGTCTTCGGCAATACTCCTCTCTCCGCAAGCCTTTCCAAATCTAGACCTGCAAACTTACCGCTCGAATGCATCGTCCTGCCGAAAATATCAACGTAACTTCCTTTGGGTCTACCAACCTTGGGATAGCCCTGTAACCCATATTCACGCCTTCTCCTCAACGGGTTGAATAAAAAGCTGTTAACATAATCTTCATAAGCAGGGTTATCGGCGTCCATAAGGCTACCAGTACCATATTCGTCCATCGCAACCCATGGGCCACCTATGACAGTAATTGCCATCCTGCCAGATAGAACTTCCAATTCGCCCGCTGTCAACTCTTCCCGTGCACGTGGGAATTTCATACCAGCCCGAGCATCGTCCATGTATACTTTCTGTATCTTCTTCAACGCTGACATGATATAAACAGAAAGCTCAAGAAGGCAATTAAACGTATCAAACCTTATCCCATCCGCATCACGTCCTGTTGTCTTCGCTAACCTGTATTCTCACTACCCCCTCCATACCAACATCATTAATAGCATCCACTCTGTAATTATCACCATTGAATACAATACGATCAAGTTGCCGTACATCCAATGCTTTGGGCAATTGAAAGATATACCTGGTAGCCTGAAGTATACCGGGGTCCCTGTGTCTCATCTCTACAGTGACAATTTCGCCGTAAGAATCTATATTTTCATTTATAGTGTCCCATGATACGCTTGCTATCTTCGTTGTTTTATCAACCGTTCTAACCTGTCTTTGATGTTGCAAAACGCAATTTGTTTTAACAACATAACATGCAGTTTCCCGGGAAGCGGGATCAAAAACAACAGATTGAACAAGATACCTCTTCCCATCTATTTCAAATAATTCTCCGCTTTGAAGATTTACCTCAAGCGGTATCAAACCTTCCCAATGCGCCTCTCTTGCGCCAAAGTCTCTGATGGCCCTGGTAGATCGTTTTATACTAATCTTTGTATCAACAACAGGAGTTCTTAATATCTTACAATCCTGTCCATGCGCCTCTAAAAACCTTCTAGCATAGGCCATGCTTATCACCTACTCTTACTTCTGCCAAAATGAGGCACGGAAGGCATAAATACTATCTTTGCAATAGACGCATCCCTTTCCGCTTCTAGTTCAGTCCGCCTCTTATCCCAATCTACATTAACCTCGAATGTGGCATGAGGTCCAACCTCTCTAACTGGAAGCAAAGACTTCATTATGGGACATAATAAAGCAGCGCATTCGCATACCACGGCATTCTCGAGGTAAACTACCTGATCCCCCGTTAAGCTGTCATAATCAGGAACCTCGCTAATAATATTTGTCTCTGCTACTGTTATAAATTCTGGCTTTTCAATTACTGGATCAGGCAAATAGGCTTCATCTACGCCCAACTTGCTCCGTATCCGCCCTTGCCAACCCACTTCAAGTAATATCCTATTCGCCATAAGGGATCACTCCCTTATTGATCTATCCGCAGAATCTTGGTAGCCTCAGTAAATATTTTAGAGTATCCGTTATTTTCAGAAATAGTCAATACACTGGTTTGTCTGGTAATAAATTTATCAGTTTCGCTAATATCACTACCAGCTTCAGTTATTTGCTCAATAGCGAAATTTCTGTTAATGCCATATATTTGCTTACTAGGTACATCCTTATGCCAGAACAACCTTACGTCACCGTTCGGAAGCTGCGGTACGGTAAGATTTACACCGAAACTGGTTCCAGTTGCCAGAAGCTTAATCAGATCGATGGTGGAAAGGTTCGGTATGTTAGCCATTACCAGCTCTATAAACGCATCCTTTGCCGCAATAATCGTATCGCAGGGGAACTCTTCAAACAGCATCAGGAACAACAGAAAACCTTCAGGAGAAACCTTGTTTTCCGTCGCCCCACCCCAAAGATCGGCCTTCTGCTTATATACCGGAGCGGCATTATCATTGCCATCACCATTTTTAATGACATCAATGATCTCTTCAACTTTATCCTTTGCTGTCTCTATCGCAATTCTTCTTACATGAAGCGCCAGCATATCAATCTGCATCCTGCGAATCGTTTCATACGAAGCTTCAATAGCACGGCCGAACTTATACAGCTTCACTACTTGCTCTCTACCTTTGATTGTCACACGGGGCAGTTCAGCGGCCTCAGTTACTCTTTTCTTCTTCTGCTTTTGCGGCTGATCGTCTACGTAAAATGTGCGGTAGGTATCTCCAGGGATAACCGTTGATTGTCCAATAAGATACGGCAACATGGTATCCTCTACGATAGCCTGTCTAACCGTACGAGCAATATATTCAGGGAACAACACCGCGCTTTCTTCGGTACGATAAAACGCTTCCACAGTGTCAGGATAAACAACATCTCCATTTGGTTTCTGCACCATCTTAGTCTTTATACCGAGTCTCTTTAACTGACGCTCAAAAGCATCAAGCGTGGAACCTTCGGGAGAAGGATCCATCCTCTCTAATAATTGAGAAAGAGTTATCCTGTCATGTCTTACCTGATCATACATCCTGCGATCCAACTTAATTTCAGGCACTTTAATTCACTCTCCTTTCTTTCAACATGATTAACCAAGCAATACCATTACTTTAAAATTTTCACTGTCAATACTTACCGCCCTTGCAGGACCAACAGCACCAACAGAAGCTATAACTGCACCATTACCATTAACAACCACAAAATCACCAGGATTGGGCAAATTTCCAGAAACGCCCGGCAACTCCGTATAACCAGTATCTTGCACAGTTACATACCCATCAAATTCGTACTGTTGTATCCTGCCAAGCAAAACATCACCGGCGCTACCAAAACCAACTTCTCCGTTACCTGTAATTGTTACAGCCTTATCTAGCACAGCACTACGCCCATCATTCTCCCATCCTCTGGCGGCAAGAACCGCAGATACAAGAGCTGAATTTGCTTTGTAGGTAACACCGCTATAACGGATACCTTCAAAATCAAGTCCGCCTCTAGCCACTTACATTCACTCCTTTCTTAATTTTTACACAAATTACGCCTTGAAGGCTTCATCAGGTATATCACTTTCTTTACCCACAAGCGCTTTAGATCTCGGATCGGTTTGTCTGCCTGCCGGTATAACCGCCTCGGCCTCTACTTTAAATGTTTCAATGAAATTTTTAAGTTCTTTAGAATCTGATACCGCAAACCTGGCTTCCCACGCTTCTGCGTTAAACTCATCACCTTTCGCCCTGATACCCCATTCTTTAGCCTCTTGACGAAGCGCGGACAAATATGCCTCACCTTCTTTGGCATACTTCAAAAGCTCAACAGCAGGCATTTCCTTGCCTAAAAATTCCACAACGTCCTGCTTATTAAGATACGCTTCTGTTTTAAAATACTTAGCAAATTGCTCTACATTAATGTTTGTTAATTCATTGCTAATGGTAAGCGTCTCTAAAACATTACCGCTACCATCGCAAATGTTTACTTTTACGTCACTCAACTTGCCCATACCTCCCTTCATAGTATCTGTAACAGTGAACATAGTTTTTCTTGCCTCTAAATCATCCCTCCTCATAAAAGTTGCTAAGCGATTTCTTGCGGCGCTATAGATATGAAACAAAGGCTTGTCAGGCCGCAATGATTTAAAATCAGTAACAGGAATAATACCACCAGAAACAGAAATAGTTTCACCTGTTACCGAAAGTATCCCAGCCGATTCATAGGCGCCATCAAACACACCAGAATTTTCCATTAAATAACCAGGAGGCTTAACTATAATATAGCATCGCTCTCCGTCATACATTCTTCCTGGCAAATGTTCACAATTTGCGGCATCTCTTATATCGTTGCCACAAATAGAACATTCTAGCGTATCTGCGCCATAGCCTATCGAAGTGTCGAAAAGCACACCATCTTCTATATCAGCAATTATATCGTTAGTATTGATGCCTTCTTTTACTCTATTACGAACAATATAAAAGTCTCCATAAAGCGCCCATGTTTCGCCTTCAATATCACCTTTCTTTAGCACGGCATCAAAACTCCTACCATAAGCATAGGCGGTTCTTGGTCTGCCGCCCATACCAAAAAGTCCAGAAGAAGCCCAGGGATGGTCAAGCATAAATGCAATACCTGATTTTGCGTCTTCTCTAAATACCTCCAACAAAGACTTATGGATTTTGAGATTCCTTTCCTCGATTAGCTTGTCACCGATCATTTTATTATGGAAAACAAAAACCTCTTCTTTCTTAAGAGGTCTTTTGGCTAAAGCATTAATTTTTTCAAGCTGTTTATCTGTCGGCATACCAAAAGGTCTGTTATACGATTCGATAGAAAGTTGCTCTTCGTTTTTCGGTTGATAGTTCTCCATCATCTCTTCAATCTCAAATTCATCGAATCCCCACCGTTCAAGCAATTCTCTGAACTCGTAGTCTTCGTAAATCCTATCGAATTCGGGTGGTTCCTCATCAAATTCCCGATAATGCCTTGCTAAATGGTTATAAACTCCTCTTCGGTCAGCAGAAGAAATATCAACACCGCCTCTGGCACCCTTCAAAGCAGCCATTGCAGCGGCAACTCCACGCCATACTGTTTTCACAACATCTCCGACGTACTTATGATGAGGAAGTTTATACGCTCCTTTGTTTTCCGGTGTGTTGCCCTCAGAATCGTCAAACCACGTATGGACTCTCTTAAACAAAGCCCACCCGCCGCTTTCAATCAACCTATTCCCATCAGCGGCAGTAAACGACCATGACATATCTCTATCCGCAAGTGGGAACCTACTATAAGGAACTACAGGCATCTAATCCACCACCTTTCTTTTCCGTATCCATTCTCTTTTACCGTAATTATTACCGCACGCTCCACATATCAATTTTCCTTTGATGGCTACCACCATAAATTCCCCGCAAATCGGACAAATCTTCTCTCTTCCGTACTCCACCCTTGCTGTCGTCCTTTGCACTACCGGCAACACCTCCCGCACTAAATGCTACCCTTACCCTGTCTTCCATAGGCTTACCAGCCGCCTTCTCCACACCTGTAACCTCTTGCGCCGCTTTATCTTCATCAACCCAACCCATTAATTGGGCAATCGCCCAAAACTCTTCCTGCATTAATTTAACTTTAATAACATCAAGCTCGCTTCGCCAATCTATTGCATTATGCTCAAAGTGTGGGATCGCTTGTACACCGCTAACCCTCAGCCATAACCTTGCCACTTCCTCTATAATCCTTTTGCTGCCACGTTGAACTGACTTTAATCCAGAAGTAAAAATACGAAATTGAACGGTAGAAAATGTCTCCGTCACACCAGCACCAGTCCTATTCATGAATACCCCCATCTGCTTGGTGCCGCTAATTGTCTGCACATCTACCAATTCAGCTACCGCTCTAACATCAAGCCCTCTTCCAACATTGCCACCCTGATTCATATTAATTTCAATATCATCCCAATGAATATAATCATCATCAGGCTCAAGATTGTTCATCGTATTTACTATTTCCTCCCATTTTTGGCGCAACCATTCCTTCTGCGCTTTTGCGCTTGCCTTCACTTCCTGCGGCATGGCGTTCATAACTCGTTCTAAAATTATCTTTATATCATTACGAGGCCATCCTTGATGGTGTAAAACGGCCTGCAAATCCAACAATGTCTGTATCTGAAAATCAACGGCTTGAAGCACAGGGCTTAATATCAAATTCCCACGCGGATCTCCAGGGTCTGGATCAGTAGGCACCCAAAAAAAGTTGGCTTTACCCTTCTCCAACGATACCTTTCCCATAAACTGTTGCTGGTAAGGAATAAATACCTTTCTACCATTGCGTTCTTCTAATTCCCAATAAATAGTCTGCGGTATGATGGGGTGAACATCAACTATCTCCGTCCTATCTTTGCTGACCTCCACTTCAAGAGCCTGCGCCCCTCTTATAAAAGCAAGCTGGTGCAGAATATCTATCAACCCGTCCATACCGGCATTGGAAATCTCATTTATCCTGGCGGCAAACTCTCTCCATCGCGCCTCCACATCCGGCAATCGTTTTTCTTTATCTCGATAATCATAAAACTTCATTTCATGCCCCTGGTTGGCTAGACGTAAAAAGTTCCATAGTGCCATTGACACATCAGGAACCTTTTTTCCGAGAAAATCAATTGCATTAGCTTCATCGGGGATTCTTCTTAATTCCCCAAGAATATCAGCTATACGGGAACGATAAGGCGACAATATTCCATGCGAATTTATCCCTGTTGCGCTTTTCCTTCCCGTAGGGATAGGGTCAGCCATGCTTCTGCCACGTTGAAATATTTTGTTCCAAAATGCCAATTTATCACCACCTTTTACTTAGCCCATATTCTCTTAAAACTGCTACGTCCCAATACCGGCTTG